ATACTTTAGAACTTTTGGCTTGTTTTTTTCTATTTACTGGTTTAAAACCTAACTTAGAATACTCAGTATCTTTAAATGATAGTGGTTTTCTAGCTATAAAGTATTTAGTAAGATATCCACCACCTCCACCAGTTGTAGATATTTCTTCTAAATGTTGTTTAATGAATTCTCTTAAGTTCCTCTGTGAGCTCATAATATTGAAGTAAGTTAACTAAATCATCATTTTTGACTTTAGTAGATTTATCTACCTCATGAATTAGAGATAATATTTCACTAAGCTTAATTTTAACAGCAGGATTTGTTATAGAAGAAAGAGAATTTTTAATAGAAATTTTAACTTCAGCTATTTTTTGATTATAGAATTCTCTTAATTTAGGAGTATTATCAATAGAATTAATAAACTCCTTTAAAATTTCTTTTTGAGAATTGTTTAAATTATCATACTTACCGTTAAATTTTTCTAACATTACTTTATAAGTAAGTACTCTTAAGTCTTTATCATACTTTTTAAACTCTTCTAATAAATTTTCTTTTACTTTAGTTTTATTAATAGATGTTTGGGTTAAACTTTCTAATATGGTTAACTTATTATCTATAATTTGGTTAGTTTCTGAGAGTTTATCAGAATTATATATTTCTAGAAGGGTATAAAACGCGGCGTATTCTTTATAGTTAGGGACTTTATAATTAAAAAATTCTTCTAAATTATAATGATTTTTTATTTCTTTAATTAGATTATATTTTTCTCTTCTTAATTTAGTTCTATTTAGTCTCTGGGAAGCTTCTAATACAGTGTTAATTACTATATTAGCTTTAATCTCTGTTATATTTTTTTGTTTAAAAAGAGTTTCATACAATTTATATTCCTTTCCTAGTTCAGTCTTAGCGAAAGATTTTTTAAGAATATCAAGAGAAGGAGATGAACCTCCAGATAAGGTATCAGCTGTAATTTGTCTAACTAATAGTTCAAATAAGATACCTGTGTTTTTTATTTTAGAGTGTTTGATCCCCATCGATTCATAGGTTTTTTATAAATATTATAGAAATATTATTCTTTAATTTGATTTTCATCAAGTAATGATTCTTTTTGTTTATCATTTTCAAAGACTAATTGTTTTCTATTAACTGGTATATTCTTTAGGGAATCTTTATTTCTAAGATAAACAGCTTTTGCTTCTAAGGCTAATGGGGATCCACCCTTATATGTAGGTCTTAATGAGTCTGAGCTGTTTTTGTCTTGGTCTTTCATTCTAAGAACACCTAATCTATCTTTACCAAAAGCATCTTGTTGAGTACCTATTATAGAAGCTCTTTCTTTAGGTCTGCCTAACTCAGCTTTTTCATTATATCCTGCTGGTACTTCGTCGTTAGTGTTATATCTACCTTGACCATATAGTGATGCTAAGTCATGAGGAGTACCATATGATTTACCAGATTCTAATGGGTCATTACCCTCATTTTCAATTTGATTTAATCTAAATTTACGTTTTACATCTTCTCTAATTAAATCTCTATACTCAGCATACTGGTCTTCACTAAAATGGAACAAATGGTCATAAATCCAATCAGAAGGTAAAAGTTTATTGTCTAAAACTTGAACAGCTAAATCAACTTTTTCTTTCATTAAAGCTACTCTTTCTTGATCATAGATAATTGAAGGAGTAGTTAATCCTAATTCAAAATTTGTTAATGACTCACCATCATATCCTTGAGCATATAGATGTACAACTGCTATTTTGTATAACTCTGATAAGATAATTCGTTGGATTCTATCTATAGTACGAGCAAATCTAATATCTTGGGCTGCTAATGTTGCTTTTCCTTCAAGTTTTTCTTCATATCCCATAAAAGCTTTAGGTACTTTTAAAGCGGCAAATAATTTATCTCTTAAATAAACAACATCAGTAATACCATCATATTGTAAACCAGCTAAAGTATCAATTTTAGTATTAGAATCTCCTCCTCTTACAGGTATAAAGAAATCTTCAAGCATGTTTTGCATGTTGAACTTTAAATTATAATCTCCTGTTTGTTGGTCAATATATGGAGTACGCTTCATTTTAGAGATGGTCTTTTGCATAAATCCATCTACCTCAGCTGGGTTAATGTTACCTATATTAATGTAGAATATACGTTTTTCTGGGGCTCTAACTATTCTATGGACTAACATAGCATCCTCCATAAGTGTATATTGTTTAAACAACTTACGGGCGGGTTCGATATAACTTCTACCATATGGTAAATAACTAACATCTGATAAAAGTCTAAAGTGGGCTATTTCATAATTATCAAAAATAACCATATTAGGTCCTGCAGAAGTTGAACTATTAGGTGATACTAAACCTCCATAATATCCACCAAATGTTCCACCTCCACTTAAACCATCAGGATCAAATTTAAATTGAACTTTATCTCTATTATGTTTATCAAATCCTTCTTCTCTAATAATATTGTAGGCTGTATAAGGAATAACATTATAAACTCCAAATTTTTCAGCTATTTCTAATTTAAGGAAAAAGTCACCATACTTACACATCTGGCGAGTCCACATCCATAAATTAAATTCAATATTTAGAACATCATAAAATAAATTATATAAAATTCTTTGAATTTTGTCATCTGTGCTTTGGATGGTTAAAACATCACCCATTTCATTTTTAAGAGTACATTCATCAGCTAATATATCAAGAGCTGAAGCTACAATAGCGTCAGTGTCCATAGCTTCATAATCTGAGTATAATTGGACTCTTAATGTTTGATAGTTAAGTCCTGGATTATATATAGGAGAAGCATTAGTAGTATGAAGACGAGTGTATCTATCATATAAGGAATTAGTGTTAACCTGACCTGCTACTTGGGTTTGACTGGGGTCAAATACTTTAAGAGTATTTCCTCCAACATTACGAATAACCACATCTGTGGAAAATAATCTTTTTAATCTTGTAAATACACTTGTGTCAGCCATTGTATGTTAATATATAAATAAATATTCAAAGAAGCCACCTAAAATCTTCATTTCCTCCAACTCCATTAGGCATTGAGTAAGGATTGTCATGTCCTGATGAAAAATATGCTCCTTGATAAGGTGTTTGGGTTTTAGTTATAGCTCCTAATGTTGCCTTAGCCATGTCTAAACCATGTTGTCTAAATTTAAGCGCTGTATCTCTAACATATAAACCAATTCCAAAACTCATTATCAAGTCATCATTATAACCTGACTGGGCTTCTGCTCTGCCATTTTTCCAAATAAAAGTTCTCATTTCTTGAAGAAGTCGTTTAGATTGAACAGTTACACTTTTATCAGAGACATATTCTTGAAATTTACCTATAATCATAGGTCGAGTTCTCATAGACATAGTAAAACCAGGTACTTGAGATTGATTATTTTCATAATTTCTCATGTAAGTTTCAGCTGTTACTTCTTGAGTTTTGGGAGAATAATATAAATTTCTATATTCTCTCTCCATAATAACTTGAATAGTAGACCAACCTATATTAGCATTTTCAACAACTAATAAAGCATTGTTATATTCAGTAGCTATACCTACTAAAAGATGACCAAATTCTTTAGTACCAATTTGCCCTTTATATTCTCCAACTTGTATATTTGATTCAATATCAAAAATATGAAAAGCAGAATAGTCTTTACCATCTCCTCGAGCAACATCAGCAGATATCATATAAGATCTTGAATAATCTACAGGTTCCCAAATCCATAAATTTTTATCTACACCTCTTTTTTCAACAGGTTCTTTAACAGTTGTTTGTTCAATAAATTCTAAATACTCAGAATAAAAAACAACATCACCTGAGGTATTAAAGTCACAATCACACTCTTGGGCTGCATATCGGGGATTACCTAATAATTCATCTTGTCTATCTCTCCAAGATTGATCTCGTTCTGGGTGGACATACCAAGGTAATCTTATAGGGAGAAATTCATTTTCATTGGCTTCAGCTTTAACCCAGGTTCTATGAAACCAATTACCAGTACCATATGGAGTAGACAAAGCTATACATCCACCACCAGTTGCTAGGGTTTGTTGAGCAGAAGCCCAAATTTCATCAATTTGTTCAATAAAAGCAGCTTCATCAAGTAATAGAAGTGAAACTGCTTCAGATCTACCAGCATCACTTGAAGCTGCTACTGCTTTAATTTGTGATCCATTTTCTAATCTTAGTGATAATCTGTTATTTTCCGCGGCTGTTACTTTAAGCCAACTAGGTAGGTTCTCATACATAAAACGCACTTTAGTCACCATATTCTTGGCAGTTTCTTGCTTAGTAGCTATACAAAGTACATTTTTATCTTTATGAAAAGTCATTAACCAAAGAGAATATCCCGCTGTTAGAGTTGATATACCTAGCTGGCGGGATTTATTTATAATAGCATAATTATTATCTCTAACTAGTTGTAAAACTTTTTCTTGAAATGGGTATAAATGAAAGTTGACTCTACCTCTTTGAGGGTGTTGAATCATACAATATTTTTTCATAAAATGTACTGGGTCTTGGGCACATTTTAAGTATTCTTCTCGTATGATTTGTTTTAAATCACTCATTTATTTGGGATTTATTTCTAACACAAATAAACTAACAGCAAATAGTGATAATGCTCCTATTGCTCTTCTATAAGTTGTTATTTTATCTTGAGCTTCTTCTAATTTAGAATTTAAAACTTTATTTTGGGCTTCAAAGCTAGCACGAGACATGTTACAACTGTCTAAAGTAGACTGATAAGCTTTTATTTCTTCATCTCTTCTTGAAATAATATAGTCTCTGTAAAATATAATTTCATTAAGTTCAGTAGTATCTTGTTTAAGAGATTCTACTTCTTCTTTACATAAATCACATAAGCTTAAATCAGTTACAACTTCTACTAAAACATTTCTAGGTATGCAAATTAAGGAATCTTTACTTATATCGGTCTGTGAGAAACTTAGCAAGTTCATCATTAGACATACTATCAATAGTAGCAACTGTTTCATTATATTTTTTTCTTAATTTATTTAATTCTCTATTACGAATTGAAATTGAAGTTTTAAGACTATCTGTTTTAGAGTTGGCTAAAATTACTTCTTGATTTAAACTATCTGTTAATAAATGAAGAGAATTAAGTTCGTTTTGGTATTTTTGGTTATTTTCTTTTATTAAAGTTTCACAATTAATACATTTAGGTCTAGTTAAGTCTATAAATACATAGCAACCTAAAATCCAAAATAAACTGGTTAGTAAAACTGTT